CTGGACATAGTAGGTGGCATGCACAATGTCTTTGGCAAGCATGGGCGTGAGCATGAAGATTGGAGTGAGCGCATTCACAAAGCCGGGCTTACTAAGTACTCATTCCAAAGCGTACAGGGTAAGCACTTCTACTGTGCTGATGAAGATAAGCATGGTATATCATCCATTAAGTTTAGTGATCACCAGGGCTGGCGGTATATAGACACTGATAAGCTACCACTCTATGCTGAATACAAAAGTTATCCAGTGCCTATGTTAGTGGCTAGGCGCAATGATGGTGGGCATAGGGATAGACTATGGCGCTTCTTACAAAGCAACTTCTGGGGTAGCAGGCGTGTAGTAGAGGGCTATCACAAAGATGGACCGTTTAACCGGTCATTAGGGCTTAATATTGCATCTACCCTAGCTGGTAACTGGCATGTGGCAGTATTCATTGACTCTGATGCCTATATGGACTGGAAGCGCTTGCATGAAGCCATTGATCTGGCTGTAAAAGAGCAAAAGGTAGTCTTACCATTCAATAGAGTGGTAGAGCTTAATGACTGGACCACTGAGCAAGTGCTTAAGACTGGTAACCTGCTATGGACACCTGAGCCTGACCAAATAGACCGCATCCGTACAGAAGAGATGCAGACACAATCACTATTTGTAGTAGTGCCGCGTAATATCTATGAGCAGATAAATGGCTTTGATGAGAAGTTTGTAGGCTGGGGTGGTGAAGATAATGCCTTTTACCATGCAGCAAAGATTGTGGGCGGTGATGTGCTTAGGATGGAGGGTGATGTATTCCACCTATGGCATAAGCCTGCAAGCCGGGCGCACCAAACTGAAAACGGCATGCGGTATAGGGTATACATGCAGACTAAGAATAGGGAAGAGCTTAAATGGATACAAAACAGATGATCCCTAAGATAGTACACCAGCTATGGATTGGACCGGCTAAAGCGCCTACTGAGCTTATGCAGTCATGGCAAATGCCAGGCTGGGAGTATAAGCTTTGGAATGAAGATAATTTGCCACCGCTTACTAATCAGGCGGTGTATGACTACTACTATGAGCGTGGTGATTATGCTGGGGCTTCTGATGTAGTGAGGTATGAGATATTGCACGCTTTTGGCGGTATATATATTGATGCTGACACTAAGCGGATTAAAGACATACCAGAAGAGCTGTTACACACTACCCTATTGGCTGGATATGCCCATAAGAGCTTTGACCAGCCGTATAGAGTGGCTACCGGCGTACTAGGTGCAGTAAAACATCATCCAGTATTATCAGAAGCCATTGATAGGCTAGGTAAGCTTACTGAGCTTGAGCCAGGATGGAATACAGTAGGCGCTACCCTACTGACACAGGTTATTATTGATACAGAGCCTGACAATATAAATATCCAGCCTAGTTATGTGTTTTATCCGCATGACTCAAAGGGTAATTATCATGCCAGGGCTGATGAAGCATTAACAGATCATTTATGGGGGTCAAGGGGTGATGTCTACTAAATACATTATTATTGCAGGCGGTAATGGTACTAGATGGGGTAACTATACTGGTAAACCTAAGCATTTTGCGGTTATTGGTGAAGAGCCTATTTTGTACCGAACAATAAATTTACTCAGGGCTAATCATGTGGCTTACGGTGATATTTATGTGGTATCAAAAGACTACAAAGTAGAGTATGTCCATAATTACCATATAGAGCCTAATTATGCAGATCATGCAGATGCTGATAAGTTCCTAAGCTCTAGTGACCTTTGGAATGAAGATGGGCGCACCGTAATCCTCTATGGTGATATCTACTTTAGTGAAGATGCCATTAAGCAGATTATTGCCTATCCTAAGACTCACTGGACCATGTTTTGCCGCCCTACTGCTAGTAAGATCACTGGCACGCCCTGGGGTGAATGTTTTGCGGTCAGCTTTTACCACTTTGATAATAAAATGGCATTTGATAAGCTCTGGCAACTTATTCACCTTTACAAAGGCAAAGCGCTGGACCGTATAGGTGGCTGGGAGTGGGCTAGGATCGTTGCAGAAGTGCCGATTAACAAAATGGCGGATCACCAGGAAGATTTACCGCTATATTACGTCATTGATGATATAACAGATGATATAGACTATCCTGATGACTATGACCGGCTTAAAAAACTAATAGAGGGTAAATAACAAAGAAAAGGCAAAAACAGTATGAAAATCACAGTTACAGTAATGGCACATCCTAAGCGTAAAGCGGCTGCAAATGCGCTACTCAAAGAGCTTAAGCAGTACCCTTTTGCCAAAGCTTCTATCACATGGGATAAGGTTAATGAAGAGTGGCATACTGGCAAGCGTGCGCTGCAAGCCGGTATCAATAAAGGTAACTGGCATGTAGTGATACAGGATGATGCCATATTAACACCTCATTTTTATGACAATCTGGTAAATGCTATTACTGCGCTTAGAAAAGATACGCTTATTAGCCTATATACCGGCACTGCTAGACCACTGGCACGGCGCGTCACCGCTGCTGTTAATAAAGCACATGATGGATGGTGGCTTAGGCATCATACACTTTTCTGGGGCGTAGGTATTGCACTGCCTAGTAATCAGATCAAGCCAATGCTGGACTTTGTAGAGGGCATTGAGCTGCAATATGACAATAAGATTGGTGAATTCTATTGTAGGCAGGGATTGCCCGTTTATTACTGCATTCCTAGCCTTATAGACCATGATGATGATACTGATAGCCTTTTACCTGGTCACGGCAAAGCAATAAGCCCAGAGCCGCGTGTAGCGCACCGCACAGCTACTGGACCAGTGCTATGGACTAGAAAAGAGATTTATATATAAACCAAAAAGCGCCCCGTAGAGCGCTTTCAGGCTTAAACTACACCTCACTGTAGTTACTGGCGACAGCATTACGCTTTACATTAGGATCACTCCCATTGAACGCTTTTGTGGCAACAAGACCACGCGTTACCGCCAGCTACTCTTCTTTGGCTTCTCGCTTTCCGATTTGCCGTTGCTTGTAAATATACTCTTTGCTATACCAGAAGTCACCACGCCGCCTAATGCGGTTACGCATTTTGCGTAGTGCGTGTTTGACATTCTTGATATGGCGTTTTTTAGCCATCGTTTTTTGGCTTTTCAGTCAGCATCATTTCTGCTGGTTTTACTTGTGGCATGTTAGAACTCCCCTCACACTTGCCTTAATTAATTTTCTGGGTCTGCCTCTTTCAGACCGTCCTGCAGATACCCTAATGCTACAGTCAGAGCTTCTTGCCTAACGCGGTTTTCTGCTTTTTCGTCACGCTTGAAAACTACATCTTTGCCGCCTGCCATGATCGCTATGACCTGCAGGTGATTGTCAGTTAGCTCTATACCTTGCTCTTTGGCAAACTGCACAATTTTAATCATCACCACACTCCTTTCTGCCATTGCTCATAATGCGGTGCTGGCAGCGGTAGCCCTGACTTTCTTTGTGGCACATTTCCCAGCTCTGCAGCCAGGTGTACCACCTAAATTTAATGCCCTCTACCCAAGCTAAAAATCTATCAATCATCTGTCTACCTCAAATGTATCAAGCTCAAAGACTGATACCTTTCTGCGATCTGATGTCTCAATCAGTAGCGCGTTATCATTCCACTGCTGTTTCTCACCACCGAATATATTTGATGATGTGCGGACCACTGCTCTTACGCCAATAATAGTGCCAATGTACCAGCGTTGCCCTTTAGTGCGTGTCTCTTTGAAATAGACCTTACGCCCAATTAGCGGTAACTCTTGCTTCTTACCTCTCAGCATGGTTGCACCTCACATATATCTGACTTGCCCAGAGCGCCTGCTTTGTAGGTCTGTCTATTCGTTTAATGATGCCGCGTTGTGCTGCGCGCTTGAATACACCACCCAATGCTGAGTAGTCTTCTAAGCCATAACCAGCGCTTTCTAGAAAGACTTGGACCATATCAGACACAATGTACTGATTGTCACGCGCCAGGGCTTCTAAAAGCTTGTCTGCGGCATCACGCCAGGCTTGTGATTTACCATCCATTAGTCAGTCACCTCAGTCTGCTTAAAGGTTAGTATGTTATCCACTTCCATATCACGCCGGGATGATGCACCTTGCCAGATGATCTCACCGTTTTTAAGCATGCGGACCGTCATTACATTAGTGGCAGGATTTACATTTACCTCTACATCTTCAAATGGTGGCTTGCGCTTTAGCTCAGCGGTAAATTTATTGAGCTGTGCGGCTACTGCTTCCATTGTCTTACCCAGAGTGCTTATAAAAGCAATCAGGATCAGTGGGCTTAAAATACCGCCTACAATGGCTATGGTTACTAAGAATGCCTGTATTGCTGCATCCATATTATTGATCCTCCTTAATGTATGAATGCCATAAAATCTCACATGCTGACACATAAAACCTACGGCTAAATTTGATATGTGGTGCTGACCATTTGATTAGCTTTTCAGCATTCCAGCGTTTAAGCCAAAATTTATCATCATCAGTCAGTACCGTGTTAGGAATGACGGTAGCAGGACCGTTAAGCATCACTTCTGGCAGTAAGTAAGATATTAGGGTTAATGCCCTCTGATCTATCTCATAGCCCAAATGCTCTACGGCTCTGGTGTTTACTTCTGGGGTTAATAGTGGCTTGTCTGCCATATTAAAACTCCGTCACCTCATTAGTTAATTCATCCAGGTATTTAGGATCACCGGTATGTAGGTAAGTCTCAAATGCCTGGCTATTCTCTTCTGTTGCAGGGTAGTATTTACCTCCTACTCTGAAAATTATTATTACTTCTGCGTTTTTACGCATGACTTTGCCTACTAGCTGTGACATCTTAATACTCACTTCCTGCCCTTTCTGAGCTGTCTAAGTGCTGCATTCACAGCTGCGGACTCATCTTTTAGTATTATGTGTCGCTTACCGCGCATCATCGGGCTGGTAACGCCTGCATCATCTAAAAGCATGGCGGTTGCTAATGCTTTGCCATAGCCCCACTTTAAGCGGCGGACCAATAGCGATGTGTTAGCGTTTTTTTCACGGACAGCCAGCCTGGTTGCCATTGTGACATCTTGGCGGCTGAGTGGCTTCTTGAATACATCAGTGTATTTCATTCTTTTGTTGCCCTGTCCAAAAATGTAGGATCGGTTAGCTTGTCCAAGTGGGCATGTAAGAATGCCTGGCGGCGGCGGTACTGCTGCCACTTATTGAACAAATTTTTTATTCGCGTAATCATGGCTATTTTCCTTTGCCTGGCGCTTGAGTTTTCTTTTTTTCTTTTACAGGTTGCTCAGCTTCAATGGCTGCTTTCAGATCGTCTGGGTGAGTCTCTAGCAATGTATCTAGTTGCTGCTCTACCTCATCATCTGTAGGCTTTGGCTCAATGAGCTGTGTTGTAGGCTGGTCTTTGACCTTAAGCAATTTGGCGGTGGTTTTGTTTGCACTACGGTAAACATCTACCACTTCCAGCATCACCTTATAGTCTTTGTCGCTGAGTCCAAGCAGCCAGTCCAAGACAGTGTCATAATTCACTGGGTCTTGCGCTTGCATGATCGGCGGCAACTCTACTGGCTGCGGCGTGCGCTTACGATTTAATATTTCCCTCAGTCCCATTTTCCCTCCAATTCTTAATGGTTACCCTAGTAATTCTCTATGGTGTCAAAATGCGGTATGCCAAACTCAGCGGCTTTTTCAGCTACCGTTGCTGGATCATAGTCAAAACTACCAAAATAATCAATCACGCTCTTTGGGGTGTAGTATTCGTTGTCTTTGGTAAATACAAGTCCACCCTTAGCCATTACACTGCGCCGCCAATGACATTTTCTTTGTAATATTTGCGCGGTGGTTTGCAGTTTTTAATGGCTGCAGCCATCTGCTTTTGATTTATGCCCTTGCGATCAGCATATTCAAGCAGCTCTACAAAGCCAGCCTGCCCATTCACATTTACAAATTCCTTAGCTTTGCGCCGCCAATAGGGGTGATACTTACCAAAGCCAAATTTTACCAGCTTATCATCTAGCCATGCAGTTATGTTGTCATGGACCTCTTTTACCTTTTCAACAAATATGTACTTGCCGTCTTTTACCAGTTTGCATAGCTTAGCAAAATACTTACTTGGGTGATCTGCCGCCAGTGCAGCTTCAATCATTTTGCCCCACTCTTCGGGCTTTCCCATTTTTTCTAGTTTAATCTGAATACTACGGTAAAACGGTAGAAAGCGCTGATCGTCTATGAGCTGCGCTGCATCCCCTAACCTCTGTAGCATTGTCTGTTTTCTTTGGTCTGTAACACTATAAGCCATTAGTACCCTCCAATTCTTTGTGTCTTTCAAACTATAGCATTAAACAAAATGCAATGCCAAGTCGCTTGTGCAAAACTAGCCTTTTTCTGTGGAATACATGTTGAAAACCAGAGTAACTTATGCTGCTTCTATATAGTATCTAAAAATGTTTTTTATAAACATTTCTATATAGTATGTAAAAGCAGTGAATTAACAGATGTCAGGAATTAGCCGCGTGTATGAGTCAGCTGGTAAAAGAATGCACTACGGTTGCGGATGATCCACTTAATACGGTAGGCATGGAATTCACGTTTATTGATAAGCTCACCACCTGAATAGATTGGCAGGAATTCACCAGGCTGGAAGCGATAATATTTATTTTTGATGATGTTTGTTAAATGTTTCATAACATTACTATGTTATCACAGAGGGCTTTATTTGTCAATACCCTGCACCCCTGTAAGCTTGACACTGTAAAGTATGAGCGTGATAAACTCAATATTGTCATTAACTTTATGGGAGTAATAAATCAGAGCCGCGCCATTGTCCTTATCTTCAGGCTCAAGCGTTATGAAAACTCTAATATTAACATCAGCAGTCACAGCAACTTTTATGGTCACACCACCTGCAACGGCTGCGGCAAATCCAATATTCTTTAATCAAAACAATGATATTGGATCAATACTAAACTTGAATTACCAGAGATCAAACACACCACAGATACAGCTACCACAAAAAGAAGATACAAAACCACCAGTCAAAGAAGAGCCAAAAGAGCCGGTTAAATCAGAGCCGGTAGTTTATACGGTTGTAGATGGTGACAATCTCACTAAGATTGGCACGGCTCATAATGTCACCTGGCAACGCCTATGGGCTAAAAACACCCAGCTTACTAACCCTGACTTAATCCATGTGGGTGATAAAATCACTATCCCACTGGCAGATGAAAAGCTTGAGCGTGAGATACCTGCGGCAGTAAGCCTGCCTGCTGTCACTCCTAATGTAGCTACACCTACCCCACAAGCCACTTCTGGCAATTTTGGTGGTGGTAATACCTACTCTTACGGTTATTGTACCTGGTACGTCAAAAACCGCCGGGGCGCATCCCTGCCTAATGGTCTGGGTAATGCTAATACCTGGTATGCCCGTGCTTCCGCTATGGGTATGGCAGTAGGATCAACACCAGCCAAAGGCGCGGTAGGCACTACTACACGCGGCGCATTAGGGCATGTGGTGTATGTAGAGGGCATAAATGACAATGGCACTATCCGCATCAGTGAGATGAATGCACCACACTGGGGCAAAGTTACCTACCGTGATGCTAGCCCTAGTGAGTTTGTCTATATCTACTAGGCAATGCCGTCAGGCTGTTCTGGTAGCTCAAATTTGATAATCCTAGTCATGTCTTGTAGCGCCTGGCGGACCGCCGGGCGTGCTAGGCGTTGTAGCCTAAGCTTCTCTTCCAAATGTGGGTACTCATCAATGTAGTGTACGTTTTCTATGTTTGGCTCATTTTCCATAGCTCTATGATACCAAAAACCGCCTGCTGTCCTAAGACTACGGCGGTTATTTTTTGGCGAATTGGAGTTCTGGGCTAAAAGGGTGTCTTACTTCCCTGATAGCTTGATTGCACTATACCATAACCCTCTGGGTAGTACCACCACCGGATTTGTAGTTTTTAGCAAAGTTAATAGCACCATAATGGCAGAATGCAGCGCACTCAGTAGGATCAATTTGAAAATCAGGATTGAGCGTGGCATAGCCAAACATACCATCCTTGCCTATTGAGCGCTTTTTTGCGGTCTTTATAGAGCCGTTTAGTGCTGGCTGGTCATAATGTGTTAGCTCATGCTTTTCTACGGCTGTCTGGAAGCCACTGTAAGCCGCTCCTGCCTGTTTTACGTTAGGAGTGAGTATTTTCTTAGTAATGCGCTTGTCAGTGCGTATAAGCTCTTCTACAAGCAGCTGTGAGCCTGCCTGACCATCAATGATAATCTTTGCGCATTTGCGCCACCTGAGCTTAGACCGGTCAAATAGCCAGTTAGTGATCCATGTAGTGCCTGCGCTCATTGGCTTACGCTCAACCAGCTCTACATGTGGTATACCATTAGGCATGTAGACACCTACCCCTAAGCTCATAGCACTGCCGTCAGGTGCAAATTTAACGCAATACACTAAACGTGGGCTATCTTCCAGCTTCACCTGCTCTACCTTTGTAGCTTGCCAATCTTCATCACTGATGGCGCGTTTGCTTTCCTTACCGGCAATCCATCCCAGGCGCATCTTATTGAATGAGTCAATAGCCATGTCATGGGCTTCTGTACGGACCGCTGCTACCATCAGGTGATAGCCTAGTGACGGGTTAGCGTAATACCAGGCATCCTCATCATGCGGATCAGTTAATAGCTCTACTGACCACTCCTGCCAGCAGGTCTCATGGTCTTTACCCTCAAGTACATTCTGCCTAATACGGATAAACACCGTACCAGAGCCACCACCACTAGGCGGCGTACCGGCACGCAATATCTGGCTGTTTTGGCTCTTACCGGCTGATATGGTAGGCAATAGCGCTTCCTGTTGCGCGTCAGTCTCTTCCTGGGCTTCGTCTAGGATCAATGTGTCATTGGTAGTACCCAGACCACCAGTGCGCGTACGGGTACGGAATACGCAATATCCGCCACCGCGCAATTCCACATAGTCTAAGCTCTTAGGCTCTTTATCAAATTCAGCTGTCAGCAGGTCTCTGATCTCTTCCTCTGCCTGGTAAAAGAAGTTCATAACACGGCGGCGCACCGCTTCTACTGTTTTATCAGAGTGGGCAGTATAAATAAGCGCTTCATTCATAAAGATCATACCGCCAATGATACGGGCTATGATGATCTCTGTTTTACCATTCTGGCGCGGTACAAGCAGACCAGCTTTAGGATTAGCCCAGCGCCATTTTTGCTCATCTTCATCCCAGATCACTGCCAGCCAGCGGTAGACTATCTTTTTTTGCCAGGGCAGTAGCTTAATGCCGTATTCATCAAGTAGGGTTAGTGTTTTGTCAGCCAGCCAAATATCACCATCATTAAATTGGTCAATGCGTGGCTTTTGGTTACCGTATCTGCGTGCCATACCTAATCCTCTAAATCTTTAATTGTTACTCTTGATGCAAAGCTAGTCTGGCGGTGACCGCTGCCATTTTTTGCCGGGCGCTTTGGTTTAATCTCAGTGGATGCTGGCGCACCTGGTATGCCAGCCATCAAATCACCCAGGACCGTCTTTTTATTACTCTTAGCCTGGCGCTTTTCATAATCTGCTATTTGTGTCATTACCTCAGTAAGCTGTTTAGATAGATCAGCCGTATCACGGTTGCCTGCACCCTTTTCAAGCTTAGCAGCAATGCCGTCACGGATTGCACAGAGTACGCCATAGCGGTCATTCTTTTGCGCCAGCTCTACAATAGATTTAGTCTTACCATCCACACCGCCGGTAAGCCCGGCTTTATGGATTTTATCAATGCGGCTAGGGTTACTGATGATGTCATGCCACCGGCTCAGTGCTGCATATCCCTCAGTGGGCAGGAAGTCCAGCCCTGTCTGGGCAAGCATGCGGATTTGATTAGGTGGCAGTGTTTTAAAGTAATTGAGCCAGGCATCATAATTTGCTTGCTCTTGCAGTTCTATCCTTAGATTAACGTCATTCCAGTCTTTTGTAAGTTGAATAAATTTTGTATACGGCAGGCTAAAAAAGTAGTCCTCAAATACTTCATGGAATAAATCACGCTTTGTGGGCTTCTTTTTACCCTTTGGTTTTTTAGCATGGACCGGCTTGCTCAGTAGTTTTTGTAGGGCATCAGTTTTTACGCGCATCTTTTTTTGTAATTCCTGCATGCTCAGCCCCCGTCATTCCTAGCATGAAAACCCATCTCTGGCTTTGGCTTTACGCGTACGCCATCACCTACGCGCTTAGCATAGGCATCTGGTACATATTCAGTGCGCTGTGGTACACCACCATCATCAAGCGGTGGCTGTAATATCCATTGGATTGATCCACTTAAGTACTCAACCTTGCCAATAGCAACGCCGCGCAACCCACTGGTTACATCTTCAATCTCATCACCTAGCGTAATACCCTTTTTATCAGACATGGTGTTACGCTCCGGCTAATCGTCAGACTCAGACAGTTCAAAATGCTCACCACAATTAGGGCAAGTTACCTCATGGTTTTTATAGCTCTTCTCACCACCACTGCCGTCACCGCCAGGGATTTTGAATTTAGGCACGCCAAATTGCTCAAGCTCATCCAGCTCCCAATGATTGGCAATAATATCAGCATCCCATTTACCTGAGCTGACGTTATCCTTAATCATAAATTCACGTTTTTGTTTTCTAGTGAGTCCAGTGACTTGCAGTACAAGCACATCCTCATAGCTAAGGTCTTGCAACGCATACAGCCGCTGGTGTCCAGCAAGTACATTATTATCCTCATCTATTACAATGGGGCGTATTTGCTTCATCTCTGGGAATTCAACCAGTGACTCTTTTAGGGCTTCATACTCTTTGCGCCCTATGCTGCGTGGGTTTTCTTCACTGGGTATTAAATCAGCGATCTTAGCCACATATTCTTTTGTAGTTACCTCTGCCATTTGCGCCTGCTCCTTTCTTAACCGGGTAGTTCCCGTCTACGCGTCTGGTTTATGGTGTAATTATAACACAAGCATTTAGTGTACAATTATTGTATTCAGTAATAGGAGGTTTCACTTGTCAGGTATAGATAGATTTCCAAAAAAGCCCTGCAAATTTTGTCAAAATCCAAAGCCTAATCACTTCCCGTACCAGTGTCCAGTAAATCCAAAAGTGGTACTCAAGCGCAAGGTAGGCATGAAGCGCACACCTATTAAGAAAATAGGCAAGCAGACTAAGCAGTGGTTTGTTACGCGTGCTACATGGATTAGAAAAAATCCGCCAGATAAAAATGGTAATTGGTACTGCTACCTGCGCATCCATCCCTGGTGTCCGGGCAAGCTCACACTAGAGACTTTGACACTGGATCATGTAATACCGCGCTCCCATGATCCTAAGCTACGGTTTAACCTTGATAATTTAAAGCCAGCCTGTGAGTACTGTAATAGTGAAAAGGGTAGCAAGTCACTTGACCGCATAAAGCCAAAACCTGTACAATAAAAGTATTCAGTATTCAAAATAAACACTGACCAATAAAAAAGAGCGCTGTTGCGAGGGCGCTCTTTTTGGTTTAAATGCTACTGCTTATTGCGATCCACCAGCGTAGTGGCTTCCACATCCTGAGCCGCTACACCTACACCCGTAGGCTTCCAAAGCCCGTAGTAGGTTGCTACTGATATGGCAAATGCTGGAATAGCTGCCAATAGTGCAATGCCTAGATCAAATGGTGTAGAGCTTGATATAGCACCTGCAAGCTCAGTAATCACTGATGTGGCTAAAGTTAGCCCTGCAAGCAACCAAGCCTTTACAGAGCCTGCTGTGACGCGTGTAGTGACCAATCCTACTAATATAGGCAACACTACTGCCAGAATTAGCTGGACCACTACCTGCCAGTCTAGGGTAAATACCACTACTGGCGTGTTAGATACTGCGGCAAACAAATCCATAATTATACTCCTAATTTACGGTTTACTAATGCCTGGACTGCGTTGTAATCGTACCCTGCTGCTATGAGCTTCTGCTTACGCTCAGGGTTATTACCCCACTTGCCAGCAATGACTTCATTGGCTACCTGGTCATTTGACTTTTTGCCAGATACACCCTGCCCTAACTTCTGATTAACAATAGCCTGGACCGCGCCATAGTCATAACCTGCTGCACTCAAGCGGTTTTTACGATCATCACCATTACCCCATGCGCCAGCTAGTACTTGATCCGCCACTTGCTCATTGCTCAGGCGTGCTGGCTTTGATGGTGTAGGGCTACCAGCCACTTTTTGATTGACAATGTTTTGGATGGTGCGGTAATCATATCCAGCTGCCGTGAGCCGGTTGCGCCGGTCATCCCCATTACCCCATGCTCCTGCAAGTACTTCGTTTGCAATGACTTCATTGCTCTTACGCGGTGCAGTAGTAGGGTTACCCACTTTACCATTCACAATAGCCTGTATAGCATTGTAGTCATATCCAGCGGCAATAAGAGCATTACGCCTGTGCGGATTATTACCCCATTGACCAGCTAATACTTCATTTGCAATCTGCTCATTAGTCTTTTTACCTGGCTGTGGCTGTGGTGTAGGCTGTGGGGCGCTACCGCTGTCTAGCAGGGCATTTACGCGCCGTGCAAGTTCTGGCAGGAAGTCAATCAGTGTCATAGGGCATGCGGTAGGCTTATTTGGCGCTGCTACTTGCTTGTGACCAAATAGGTTTACACCTGGCTGCAATCTGCCAATGCTAGGGTTACGGCGGCAAATGTCAGCACAAAGCTCTACTAGAGTATTCTTTGTCTCATCCGCTACATTCCAGTTAGGTGCGCCGGTAGAGTTTACATTTTCAATACCAATGGACTCTTGATTAACCGGATAATTACCACAGTGCCATGCGGTAAATTTTTCAGGTACATACTGATCCACATTGTTATTGCGCCCTACACCGTAGTGAGCTGATGCGCCCCGGCTAGGATTTGCAAACACCTGACCAATACTGTCAAAGCTAGTGCTAGCGGCGTGGTGAATTATAATCTTTTTGATTGTTTTACGGCTGGTATCGTAGTTAGCGCTACTGGCTGGATATTGGCGTACTGAATAAGACATTTATTCATCCCCCTTGCCCATAGTTTCCACCTCTGCGGCGTGTTCTGGGGTAATTGGCTCATCTTGATCTTGCATGTCAAAACTCCTTTTCTTATGTACTCAGTATAGCACAAGCATCTACCATTGATTGGACCAGGGTACTTGATTAGTTACTGCCTGCTCTTCGTAATCCTCAGCCATTTTTGCGCCTTTTCTGCGGTTGCAGATCATGTGGCTAAGTTGTAGGTTTTCAAGCGCGTACAAAGCCCCACCGCGTGAGCGTGGGGTAATGTGATCTACTTCTACTGATAATGCGTTACGTTGCCCGGTGTCAGGATCAGTCATAGGTAGGCTGGTATCAATATATTTGTGACATATAGCACATACAGGGTCTAGGGTGGCTAATGCACGCTGTCTGGCAAGCGCCCACTCCGTCTTATTCCACTTCTGCACTCTAGCTGGTGCATCCATGTGACTACTCTGCTATGTTTTTCTTAATGTAAGCATCAACTTTTTTAATTTGAGCCGCTGTAAGCTTGCGCTTTGTGTAATTCTCTTTGTAATCAATGATTGGGTTGTCATTTTCGTCAAGCTCATCAGTCTCAACAGGTGTAGTGTTGCCCTCTTTCCATTCAGTCTCATAAACAACATTGACCAGCTTGCCAAATTCGGTAGTAACTGACACAGGGAATTTTGCGCCTACAAGCTTATGAAGCTCAGCAACATAATTGCGCTCTGTTTCAGGTTCTTTGCCAAATGTTTTTGTAGCCATATCAATGCTCCTAATTCTTACCGTATATTACTAATTCCGTGCCAGCAGCAAAGCTACCACTTCCAGCATTATTCACAAGATCAATACGGGAGATAACTGTGCTGGTATTTATCCATTTAGAAAACGACAAACGACCGGTTGGCACTGTGGTAGCACCTGAACCAGCGTCATCAACTGACCTAGAGAAAGCCACCTTCTCTCTATTACTAACATTTAGTATATCGGTTACCGTAAAACCAACGCCACCGCTTCTAACTGCGTTGGATGGAGTCAAAACATTCTCGCTTACCGTATCTGTGGCGCCTGCGAAAGACAAGGAATATTTACGAGCATAATTAGTACCACTGTCATTATTAAATCTCATCTGCGCAAATGCTGTGCCACCAGTAGGCATAACAAGCGCTTCAGTCCGTAGATATTTATAGGGCGGTAAGTTCTGCGCTGAAAGTGACGATACTGTGCCGGTGGCAGTAACACGCGCAATTTCTACATAGCCATCAAGTGGATCAGCTAATAATTGACGGGGGAAGCCAGTAGGCACACCAGAATAGCTATATGCAGGCTTATCAATAGGTGTATTGCTAAGTGAGTATGTGCCGTTACCTGTCACAGTAACCGTAGTATTGGTACTGAATGTAGCGCCAGTAACAATAAAGTACTTAAGTGAGCCGCCTTGATAAACACGCAAGCGCGTGCCTACCGGGAATTGTGCAGTGGCATCAACACCGGCAATAGTAAAAGTAGTAGCACTGCCATATACCCAGCTATATACTGCATCATGTATCCAGCCACCTTGATTTACTGCGGTTGCCATTAGGCGTAAATCATCAATTACTGAGTTACTGATTGATGTAGCGCCAGCCGCCACCCTCACGCGCGCCAGCTTAATAAATGGGTTACCAGAGCCTACTGAGCTTTGGATAGTAGCATCACTAGGATCAACAGGGCTACCAGCAGCTGTGCCAGACACGCTTGTAATCTTTACTACGCCATTGGTGTTGTTAGCTACACCGGTGCTAGGTGTCTCACCGTAGTCAATATACATTACTATAATGTCACGGCGCGGGTTTGATCCGTCAGCTGCGGCAATAGCCTGGTTATACACTGCGTCATTCCAGGCAGGGTGACCATAAGTACCGTCAGAGCGCTGGATTATAGCATCACCAATGGCTACATCTACACTCATATTTGCGCCAGCACCACGCTGGCTGACATCTAAGCCACTGAGTACACGCCCCAGGAAGCCTTTAGTGACACCTCTTAAGTGTCCTGCTTCGTTAGTCCTACCGCCATCTCTGTTGCTTGTTGCTAAACTCATAGTCTAAATCCTTATGCCTATTATACTACAATTATTGCTCATTAAATACCAGATTGCCTTTTTGTGGTGAAAAAATCAGGAAGCGCATTTTAATCCCAGCTGGATCACTATTGTAATCCACATGGCTGACAGTTAGCCAGAAGCTATACGGATCGTCAGCCACAGGATCAGTGTGAAATGATATGTCCTGCATCTCAGTATCAAATTCATAGAAGTAAAACCAATTTATAAATCCGCGTGATGGATCAGGTACTTCATAGGTTACTTTGTAGGTTTTTTTGTAACTAGGGTCAGTGACATTGTGTACTTCAAAATCCCACTCTGGCGCGGCATCATGGCGGTAAAATACCCAGCTATCACCTGCTACGGCTTGCGGTGTTTTCTTAAGCTCTTCTAGCGTGCGCATGGCTTCCCTTACACGTTGCTGCAATGTCTCAATATCTTGCCTATTCATACTAAATCTCTACCGCAGTTATTGTACCCGTGTCCGTACTGTCTACTATAAACCTTACTTTTATATTCATGCCACTCCGGTAAGCCGTCACGTTAAAATACCACCCATCTAGGCGCGGCTGTGGTTGTAGGTTTGCGTAAGTCAAAAAGCTATCATGTACATAGCCTAATACGGCTACATCCTGGGGATGGTCATTAAATGTGGCGGTAGTGAATACCACGCTATTATCTATTAAAATCTCATACCGCATACTGTTTACTGGCGCATCCTGAGTATCAGCCAAAAACTGCACACTAAAATCTTTACTTGCAGATACCTGGGGGCTTGACCAGGTAGGTGTCCAGTCCAGATCCCAGCCGCTATTTTGATTTACATAAGTCTGGACCGTATCAGTGCCAGTGAATTGTTTTTGCTTAAGTTCGCGGATTTGATCCTCAAAACTTTTAAGCTCTACTGCTAGCTGGTTATAAATAATGTCTGGGTTCATGTTATAAGCTCCGGTATTACTTCCAGCACGCCCGTATCTGTGGCGTACATGTAAAACTTCAAATATAGCACCGTAGTGTCACCAAAGTTAGCTGTACCCACAAAGCCCCTATATCCAATAGCGCCCGGCACAGTCTTTTGCTGGCTAAATATGCCGCTCATTTGACCATCTTGCACTGGTACGCCTGGTGACCCGTAAAAAGCTTTTACAAATAATGTCCCCCAGGGTTCTTGCTGATTATCTGCTGTAAATGTGGCGGTGAAGCTTGTAGCGCTGCGAAATCCATCAGGTACGGTAACTAGATCATACGGCGTAGGATTACCATTACCGTCTAAGCACTCTACAATTCTAGGGCGCATAATGTCACGCCCTATCCGCTGCGCTTGCTTTATCTCTTCAATATC